GAAAAGATTATCCGAGCTTCTTTGTCTGACTGTAAGGGTGACGCTATGTTCATCTCTACCCCGTCAGGGCGTAACTGGTTCTATGAGATGTACAAGCTGGGGTTTGAAGAAACTGATGAAGAGTGGAAATCGTGGCACTTCACAACCAAGGATAACGAAACAATCGACCCGACTGAGGTGGATAAGGCAAAGAAAACTTTGTCTACTTTTGCTTTCAAACAGGAGTACGAGGCTTCGTTTGATAATGCGGGTCAAGAGATCTTTAAACAAGAATGGGTCAAAGACGGTTCTACACCAACTCAAGGCGACTATATCGTTGCAATCGATTTGGCGGGTTTTGAGGATGTCGCAAAGAATGCAGGTTCTTCAAAGAAACGCTTAGATGAAACAGCCATCGCTATTGTCAAGATCACAGACCAAGGAGAATGGTTTGTTGAGAAGATTGAACATGGACGGTGGGACATCAAAGAAACTGCAGCAAAGATTCTTAGGACTGTGGCTGAATATAAACCAGTTTCAGTTGGCATCGAGCGAGGAGCACTTAAAAACGCTGTGCATCCTTACCTTAATGATTTGATGCGTAAATACAACACTTACTTCCATGTACAAGATTTAACTCACGGAAATAAGAAAAAGACTGATCGTATTGCTTGGGCTTTGCAGGGACGCTTTGAACACGGAAAGATTACGTTGAATGAAGACGAAGACTTTACTGAGTTCAAGGATCAACTGATGCAGTTCCCAACAGCAAACGTTCATGATGACTTGGTTGATGCTTTAGCTTATGTTGACCAGATGGCTTTAACTACATATTTTGATGAAGATGATTCTGATGAATATCAACCTTTGGATATGATAAGTGGATACTAACATGAGCTGTCCTATCGCTACTTACGATGTAAAAGAAAACCTCAAGAATCGTGACTGGGCATTTAAGAATGTAGGCTATGGTCCTGCAAACCCTAACGAGCCTAATAAAGTCTTTTGGGCTGAGAGAGCTAAAGAGTGGAACACTACTCCAGACGAAGCTAAAACAATGCGTTGCGGTAACTGCTCTGCATTTATTCAAACCTCTGAGATGATGGACTGCATACGTACAGGTATTGATGAAACAGAAGAAAGCTATGCTCCAGAGATCATCGATAGTGCTGGTTTAGGTTATTGTGAACTATTTGATTTCAAATGTGCTGCTTCTCGTACCTGCAGTGCTTGGCTTGTTGGTGGTCCAATTGACGACAGCAAGGTAGAAGACATGGAATACACAGAAAAAGAAACTGACCCTAGTTATAAAGACCCCTTCAAATCAACACTGGAAGACTAATACATGAGTGATCCGTTAATCGACGAAAACATCGATAAGAATGAATTTGTAACCGAAACAGATGCTGACAAAGAATTAGTTAGTTTTGTTCTTGACCATTGTACTGAGTGGCGAGACCATCGTGATGTAAACCATGTAATCTACTGGGAAGAATACGAACGTCTGTTCCGTGGTATCTGGGATCCAGCCGATAAGACTCGTGAATCTGAGAGATCACAGTTAATCACTCCAGCAATTGCTCAAGCAGTTGAATCAAAGCAAGCTGAGATTTCTGAAGCTATCTTTGGGCGTGGTGAGTGGTTTGATATTGAAGACGACATCAACGACCAAGACAAATCTGACATCCAGTTAGTACGTCGTCAGATGCACGAAGATTTTCGTAGGTCAAGAATTAAAAAAGCTGTGGATGACATTATCCTATTAGGAGAAATGTACGGTACAGGTATTGGTGAGATTGTAATTGAAGAAGAATCTATTCTAGCTCCAGCTACACAACCAATTCCAGGTTCCAACACAGTTGCCGCTATTGGGACAATGGAGAAGAAGCAGTTCATGGTTGGCTTGAATGCTATCAACCCACGTAACTTCCTCATTGATCCTAATGCTGCTACAGTAGATGACTCCCTCGGAGTTGCTATTGAAGAGTACATGTCTTACTACACGATTGTACAAGGTATTGAAAAAGGTATTTATCGTAAGGTTGATGTAGTTCCTAGTTATCGTGCTACTAGACTAGAGCCAACACAAGAAGATGTTATCTCTCGTTCTGACAAAGTTCCTGTCATTCGTTACTACGGTTTAATTCCACGTTCTATGCTTAACGGCTTAGAAGACGCAGAAACAGAGACAATGGAATTGTTCCCTGAAGACAGCGTTGCTGACGAATACTCAGACATGGTTGAGGCTGTAATTGTTATTGCTGATAACCAGTACCTGCTCAAAGCAGAAGAGTCTCCTTACATGATGAAGGATCGCCCTGTAGTTGCTTATCAAGCTGACTCTATGCCAGGACGCTTCTGGGGTCGTGGTACGATTGAGAAGGGCTACAATATGCAAAAAGCCCTTGATGCACAGATGCGTAGTCATTTAGATTCTTTAGCTTTGACTACAGCTCCAATGATGGCTATGGACGCTACTCGTCTACCTCGTGGTGCTAAGTACGAAGTACGTCCAGGAAAGAACTTCCTAGTTAACGGTAATCCTTCTGAGATTATGATGCCGTTTAAGTTTGGTGTTACTGATTCAGGTAACATGACAACTGCTACAACCTTCCAACAGATGCTTTTAGCTGCTACAGGTACTCTGGATAGCTCGTCTATGCCTAATTCTGTAGCTGGTGGAGAAGCTTCTGGTGCTGGTTTATCTATGGCTTTATCTGGTTTAATGAAGAAAAACAAACGTGCTCTCATTAACTTTCAAGAAGACTTCCTGATTCCATTCATTGAACGTGCTGCATGGAGATTTATGCAGTTTGATCCTGAGCGTTATCCAGTCAAAGACTTCAAATTCATGCCTGTATCTACTATGGGAATGGTTGCAAGAGAGTACGAACAGCAACAAATGGTTGGTTTAATGCAGACTCTTGGACCTAATAGCCCAATTACCCCTGTATTGCTACAAGGAATCATTCAAGCTAGTTCACTTTCTAACCGTGAAGACATTATTGGACAGTTACAGAAGATGTCACAGCCAGATCCACAGGCTCAGCAGCGTGCTATGCAGCAAGAACAGCTACAAAGTGGTCTTATTCAGGCTCAAATTGCTTACTATCAGTCCCAAGCTCAAAAAGCTGGAGCAGATGCACAGCAAACTACTGTTGAAACTCAATTATTGCCTGCAGAAGCTAAAACTAAGTATATCCAAGCTGTTTCCTCTAATTTACCTAAAGATAACACTGAAGCAGCGTTCAATCAACGTGCCAAGATTGCTGAATTAGCAATTAAAGAGAAAGACATTGTTTCAAATGAACGTATTGCAATGGCTCAACTACAACGTAGGCAAGAGAAAATAGTTTAATTACAAAAAAAGTCCTTGACAAAATGACAAAACTGTGGTATATTTACAACATATCACAGTTCTCCCTTGACAAAGGACAAAGAAATGCAAAAAGAACTACAAGACTATTATGAAAATAGGTTTTCAATGATGGCTACCCGAGGATGGGTGGATTTAGTTGAAGATGTACAAATCATGATGGACTCAACAGACACCTTAGCTGGTGTAGACACGGAACAACAACTGCAGTTTAGAAAAGGTGAGCTAAGTATTCTTAACTGGCTCAAGAACCTTAGAGACGCTAGTTCCGAAGTATACGACCAACTACAAAAAGAAGAAGAATCAGATGCCTAGACGCTTATATGAGTTTAGGTGTACAAAAGATCATGTTACTGAGCAGTTCGTTGATGAAACGATAAAAACTTCTCAGTGTCGTGACTGTGACGAGATGGCAACTCGTATCATCTCCCCCACTGGCATCTATTTAGAGCCGTTTAGTGGGCTACACGTCGGTGCTTATGACCGATGGGATAGGGTTAGAGCTGAGAAGCTGAAACAGGAGAAGAGACAAAATGCCGAACATGGCTCATAAGTGGTGATCGTTACCACCGAGTTATTTTAAAAACATCCTACAATCTTTACGACAGGAAAACACATGGCTGAATTAATTGAACAGCAAGATGACCAAGGTAGTATTGCAAGCTTAGACCAATCCATTACTGAGGCAACCGATCCAAATTCGGCAACTGCACCAGAAGGGCAAACAACTGAAACTGTAGTTCCTGATAAGTATAAAGGTAAATCCTTTGACGAAATCATGAAGATGCACCAAGAAGCTGAAAAGCTAATTGGACGACAGGCTCAGGAAGTTGGTGAAGTTCGTAAACTAGCTGATGAGTTAATCAAGCAACAACTCAATACAAACAAGCAAGACACGCAGCCCCGTGTAGAAGATAACGATATAGATTACTTTGCTGATCCTGACAAGGCAGTAAATCACGCAGTAGCAAACAACCCTGTTGTTCGCCAGCTTAAAGAGCAAGCGGACGCACAAAGACTGGAGCAAGGCAAAGTACAACTAGCCACGAAGTTTCCAGACTTTCAACAGATTGTAAACTCTGATGATTTCTTGACTTGGGTAAAAGGCTCTCGAGTACGCATTGATTTATTTACTAAAGCTAATAACTTTGATTTTGATTCTGCTGAAGAATTGCTTGAAACCTTTACCGCTATCCGTGGTACAAGAGCTCAACAATCTCAACAAGCAGACGCTAATTTAGTTAAAGGTGAAGAGCAGAAACGCTCACAGCAACTTAGATCAGCAGCAGTACAAAAGGGCGGTACTGGGGAAGTAGGCAAACCTGTTTATAAACGTGTCGATTTAATTCGTTTAAGAATGACTGATCCAAATAGGTATAACGACATGCAAGACGAAATTCATGCTGCTTATGCCGAGGGTCGAGTCCGTTAATTTAATTTTAGGAGATTTTTAAAATGGCTTTAGGTACAGATCATCAAACAAAAACAACTGGCGATAAGTTTATCCCAGAAATCTGGTCCGACGAAGTAGTTGCGACCTATAAAAAGAACTTAGTTCTTGCTAACCTCATCAAAAAATTGTCTTTCAAAGGCAAAAAAGGTGATACACTCCACATCCCTAAACCAGGTCGTGGCACTGCTAACGCAAAAGCTGCATCTACTCAAGTAACATTGAATACAGATACAGCAACTGAAATTCTAGTGTTGGTTGATAAACACTTTGAATATTCAATCTTGATCGAAGATATTGTTGACGTACAAGCTTTGGCTTCTATGCGTCAGTTCTACACTGATGACGCTGGTTACGCTTTGGCTCGTCAAGTAGATAATTCATTGATCCAGTTAGGTCGTGGTGTTAACGGTGGTGACGGTACAGCAGCTTACACAACTGCCTATGCTGGTTCTAACGGTACAACTGCTTATGTTGCAGCTTCCAATAACGAAGCAGCTATTGCTGACGCAGCTATTCGTCGTTCAATCCAGCGTTTGGATGACAACGATGTACCAATGGATGGTCGTTTCTTGATCGTTCCACCTTCAAGCCGTAACACATTGATGGGTATTGCTCGTTTTACTGAGCAAGCATTTGTTGGTGAAGTTGGTGGTGGTAACACAATCCGTAACGGTGAAGTTGGTAACGTATACGGTGTTCCAGTATTCGTTTCAACAAACGCTGATACAACATCAGGTTCAGGTGCTGCTCGTATTGCATTGCTAGGTCATCGTGACTTCGCTGTGTTAGCTGAGCAAATGGCTGTTCGTTCACAAACTCAATACAAACAAGAGTACCTCGGTAACTTGTTCACTGCAGATACTCTCTACGGTGTTAAAGAGTTGCGTGATGGTTCTGCTGTTGCATTGGCTGTTCCAGCCTAATACCTAGAAACTAGGTTCTGCCCTGCTCAAAAGAGTGGGGCAGTTTACTTTAGTGCTCTAGAAAGAGCCTTAAACTAAACTGTGGAGATATAACATGGCATTATTCAAATGCAATCAAACAGGTAATACTGTAGAGTTTGACTTAGATCACGATATTGTTGCAATGCGGTCACACCCAGACTATGAAGAGGTCCTCGCAGAGGTTAAACCTGTTGTAGAAATCAAAGAAAAGAAAACAGTAGCTAAAACTAAGGCTGAATAATGAGCATCTATCGTGGTGCAGGTGGAGCAGGTGATGCTGTTGCAGATTCCTCAAGTGAAGCCTTATTAGTTCGTCAGTTAGCTGTTTCAACACAGGCTAGTGCTGATGCTGCCACTGCTTCGGCTAGTGCTGCTTCAGG